AACGCTGTCGATTTCCAGCCCTCACCTTATCGAATGAGCGCACAGCTACTCGCTAAGGTAAGAGGATTGATCGCGCATGCACTTGCGCCTACATCGATGGTGGGCTAATGCCTGTTGCTGTCACTACTCTCAGAACCACATTAGCAACCGCGTTAGTCGATAACGCTAAGTGGCAGACTTTTGCATTCCCACCTGCCACAGTCCTTGCTAACTCTGTAATTGTGTCTCCAGATGATCCTTATTTGACACCTAGTAATAATCAACACATCACCATTAGCCCAATGGCTAACCTGAAAATTATCATGGTCGTACCCCTTTACGATAACGAGGGTAACCTCAATGGAATAGAAGATTTCATGTGCAGCGTGTTCGCTAAGCTCGCAGCATCATCTTTGACCTATAATGTAAGCGCAATCAGCGCACCAAGTATTCTCAATGCTGCTTCGGGAGACCTACTCAGCTGCGAGATGTCCGTATCAATCCTTACGAGTTGGAGTTAAAATGTCCGAGTGGGAAAAAGAGAATGAAGCCTTCCTGATCAAGATCGGGCAGGTAGCACCAGCAGTATCAAAGCCAGTAACTACTAAGAAGGACGAGGAATAATCTCATGGCTGTATTTCTAAATAACAATGTAGGTGTGAAGATTAACTCTGTCGATCTTTCAGACCATGTAACAGCAGTAACAATCAACCGCGTTTTTGATGAGCTAGAAGTTACCGCAATGGGTGACACAGCACACAAGTTCGTAAAAGGTCTAGAGTCATCAACAGTAACAATCGATTTCCTAAATGACACAGCAGCGACAAATGTATTGGCAACACTACAAGCTGCATGGGGAACGACTGTCACAGCAGTATTCTTACAGACAAAGGGAACAGTAGTCTCAGCGACTAACCCTCTTTACACTGTTTCATTGCTAGTCAATAACACAACAGACATCAATGGTGCTGTTGGAGACATTGGCACACAATCAATTACATTTACTGCTAACTCAACAGTTGCAGTAGCAACTTCAGGCACATTCTAAAAAACTAACAAAGGGGCAAACCATGGCAAAACTAAAGATCGTTCGACAAGACGGAAGCGTTATCGAAGGCGAAATTACTCCAGCAGTGGAGTACGCCTTCGAGTTACACACCAAGATGGGTTTTCATCGTGCCTTTAGGCAGGAGGAAAAACAATCGGATGTCTATTGGTTAGCTTGGGAAATTACACGCAGGTCAGGTGAAACTGTTAAGCCTTTCGGAATGGATTTCATTGAGACACTAAAAAGTGTCGAGGTGCTTGATTCAGACCCTTTAGCTTAAAGCGCGATCTTCCATTCACCTATCTAATCGCTAGGCTAAGCATTAGATTGGGAATCGCGCCACAGCAGTTATTAGATCTAGATAAGACCATGCTCGATGCATTAGTGCAAGGGCTCAAGGATGAAGCGAAAGAGGTGAGCAATGCCAGCAACCGTAAAGGGCGGCGTTGAACTTCGTAGAGCTCTCCGGACTTTTGCACCTGATCTAGCAAAAGAAACTCAGAAGGAAATTAAGGTAGCCATTACGCCTATTTCTAAAGCTGCTAGAGGCTATGTTCCAGATCGTGGAGAAGTGCTAAGCGGATGGCTACCTCGTCAGATGTCTGAGGCAACATTCCCTGCCTTTAATCCTGCTGAAGTCAAATCTAAAATTGGTTTTAAGACAAGCCCATCAAAGGCTAACTCCAGAGGATTTAGATCCCTTGCTCAAGTGTTTAACAAAAGCCGAGCAGGTTCAATATACGAACGCATGGGCAAGAAAAGCCCAGAGAGTCGATTCGTCCTTAATCAAGATGGCAAGTTTCGTGCCCCTCTTAAGGGTAAGGATCGCATGCAAGGTCGCTTGCTTTATCGTGCCTATGATGAGAATAATGGCAAGGCTAGAGAAGGTGTGCTCAAAGCTGTTTCAACAGCAGCCACTAAACTTAATCAACGAGCAACAGTGAGAGGCTAATCATGGCTAATGTAATTATTGACATTGCTGCCGAGTTCACTGGCAAGAAGGGCTTCAAGCAAGCCGAGACAGCAACAGACAAGATGGAGAAGAATGTCAAGAAATTGGCAGGGGCTCTAGGTCTTGCCTTTAGCGGCCAGCAGATTCTTGCTTTCGGTAAGGCTTCCATCAAGGCAGCAGCAGAAGATGAGAAGGCACAAAAGCAATTAGCTCTAGCTCTTAAAAATGTTGGACTTAGTAGAGATGCTGCATCCTCTGAGGATTACATCCAGAGACTACAAAGCGAATTTGGCATTCTCGATGACAAGTTGCGCCCTGCCTATCAGACACTAGCGGTAGCAACACGCGATACTAATAAAGCACAGCAACTTCTAAACCTTTCGCTAGATATCTCGGCATCAACTGGCAAGGACTTATCTAGCGTTACAGCGGCATTAAGTCGTGCATTTTTGGGAAACAATACTGCATTAGGCAAGCTCGGTGTAGGTATCTCTAAGGCTGACCTAAAGGCTGGCAAGTTCGAGAATATTATTTCCCAACTGGAAACCACATTTGCAGGCTCTGCAACACAGGCTGCTAATACCTTTCAAGGCTCAATCGATAAGTTAGGCGTTGCATCGGCTAATGTGCAGGAGATTATCGGTGAAGGCTTAATTGATGCTATTAGATCTTTAAGCGATGAAGACACTGTAGATAATTTAGCCGTCCAGATGCAGAGCGTTGCTGTTTACACAGCAGATGTTATTCGTGGCATTGGTGTAATGGTTGGTTATATACAAAATGTAGTCGAACAAGTAAACAAGATCCCCGGGCTTAGCAAAATTATGGAACTTGTTTTGTCCACCAATCCTATATTTGGAGCAATAGCAACCTTAAACAAACTAGGTGCAGCAACTAGATCCACGGCTGGCATTGAGGCTCAAGGCTTGGCAGACCTAGCCAGATTACAAGCTGAGTATGTTGTTAAGACTTTAGAGGCTAAGAAGAAGCTTACAGCAACGGAAATAGCAGCATTAAAGGCTGCTAGATTAAAACTGGCTATTGATAAGGCGCAACTGGCTCTAAATAAGGGCAACGATGTCTTTGACATGGACAAGATCCAGAATGCAGCAGCTCTTAAGAATCAAGCCGAGCAACTAGCCAAGTCCACCACTGACACACAAAGACTCCAGATCGCTAATGACACTGCTCGCCTAAATGTAAAGCAATCTATTTCAAATCTTGAGGATGCTATTGCTGCTAAGGATGAGGCAGCCATCGTTAAAGCAACCGAGAAGCTAAATGCTGACCTTAAGATACTCGGTGCTCTTACTAACCAAGACTTAAAGCTAAAAGATATTAAATCAATCCTTGAAGGTCTTAAGCCAGCCGATCTAATCAATTTAGGCAACCTAGATGCAGCACTTGCCAAAATCCGAGAGATGCTTGACTTGCTGTCTAAAGCGAATACCGAAAGTAAAGCAAAGATACCGACAAGCGGATCACTAGGTTCAGGCATTCCAGCAGGAGACTTCATCGCGCCTATCTCAACAGCAGGCGGATCTATTGGGGCTATTCTTGAATATGCAGATGCAGCCTCGGCTCGTGCTAATGCTTTTGCAGATTTACTTGACATGCAAAATAAAGCAGATGCTTTAGCTTTGATTGATTACCAGCGTTCAATAGGTGACTTTGGTGGTTACAGCCCTAGCATGAACACAGGACGAGGTTATGGTGCAGGTAATTCGGGCGGTAACACGATCATCGTAAACACAGGCGTGGGAGACCCTAACGCTATTGCAGAAGCCATTGACAATGTGCTTCGTGAAGCCCGTGACCGAGGAACGCTAACAATCGCATGACATGGATTCCAGAGTGGCGCGTAACAGTAGGTGATGATGTCTATACGACTGTCACCTCTGTGTCGTTTGCATCTGGTCGCTTAGACATTGATCGCCAACCTACAGCAGGTTACTGCCAAGTAGAGATTATTAACACAGACAATTCGCCTTTTACCATTAATGTTACAGAGCCAATTACTTTAGAGCTTAAGAACTCCAGTGGCACTTATGTAACTGTATTCGGTGGAGAAGTATCAGACTTTAATGTTGGCGTGCGTAGCCCAGAAGAAACTGGCTACATAACCACAGGAAAGATCCTAGGCATTGGCTCACTGGCTAAATTGACTAAGGCTGTCTATAATACAGCTCTTGTAGAAGAATTAGATGGCGAGCAGATTGCAGACATCTTAGGTGCAGCTCTTAACCTGTCATGGGCAGAGGTCACACCGACTGTTACATGGGATACATATCCAGCCACACAGACATGGATAGATGCAGAATCATCTATCGGCACTATTGACACAGGCTTCTACACAATGATCGCCCTTGCAGCCAGTGCTACTGCAAAGTCGCAGACATTGGCAGATCAGATTGCTAACAGCGCACTGGGTCAGCTTTTCGAGGAAAAAGATGGGGATGTCTCATATAATGATGCCGATCACAGATCTAACTACCTCGCAGCAAACGGCTTTACTAACCTCGATGGCGCATATGCAACACCAAGCTCTATCACCTCAACAACTCAGGTTGCTCGTATCCGTAACAGCCTTATCTACAAATACGGCACAGGATACGGATCTACCTACAGTACCTCTGATACAGACTCCATAGCCTCTTACGGCCTGTTTGAGCGGTCAGTTGAATCTAACATTAAGAACCTTGCAGACATCACCGACATCGCCTCTAGAGAGCTTAAACTGCGTGCTACGCCACGGGCATCGCTAGGTGCTATTCGCTTTCGTCTAGATAA